ACGCATTGGCAAAGACTTGTTTTTTGGCATATCAAACAAACGTGCAGAACTTGGCAAGATCAAACAGATAATTGAAAAGTTTTTTCCTGATTATAGAAATCACATTGTGACCACAGGTGGTCACATAGATGGGTGTTTTACACCTGTCAAGCCAGGACTGATTGTCAGCATTGAAGACATGCCTACCTACGCTGAAACATTTCCTGGATGGGAAGTGGTGTACCTCAAAGGAGAAAGCTGGGACAAAGTGCAGCCTTTCCTGGATTTAAAGAAAAAAAATCAAGGGCGCTGGTGGATCAAGGGCAGCGAATACGACACTGAACTGATCGACTATGTAGAAACCTGGTTACAAGACTGGGTGGGTTATGTTCAAGAAAGTGTGTTTGATGTCAACATTCTTGTGATTGATCAACAAAATATAATAGTGAACAGCTATAACAAACAGGCATTTGATGCATTTGAACGACACGGTGTGACTCCGCACATTTGTCCCGTCAGGCACAGATACTTTTGGGACGGCGGCATACATTGTGTCACACTGGATCTTGACAGAGATGGCCAACAGCAGGATTGGTTCCCAGAAAGAACATCATGACTTATCAATTTGCACGAGTTGATCTAAGCAAAACCAACTATAAAGAAACAGTAAAGTGGCAGTACCTGCTGGAACCCAACATCAAACAGTTGAACAGCATATATCGAGACTACTGCAAATATAAACATTTTGCCAGTGTGATGCCCATATTTGACAGTCGATACACTGATCCTGCAACTGATGTCATAGGCTACTACGACCAGGATCGGCTGTCTGCATTTAGCCTGATCAAGCGATACGACGAACACAATGCCTTGTGCGATCAGTTTGCCTGGAACTACAACAATCCTAAATTGAGACTGGGCATAGAAACATTGAAAACAGAGTGTGCAATTTACAAAGCTCGGGGATTCAAATACCTGTACCTCGAGCAAGCGCACCTGTACAAACAGGAAATAGACGGGTTTGAACTACTAGGACCCTTGGAGTAACACATGGACATTTATACAATTTGGGCCAACAAAGAAGGCGATATTTCAGACCTTGACTGGGTCAACGGTATGAAAAGTTTTTTTGACCATCTGGTGTCAGAAGGCCGGATGGAAAGCTATAGAATTACACGATGCAAAATGGGATTTCGCAGTATTGCAGACATGCCAGAATGGATGATTCTCATGGAGTTCCGGGACATGGGGCAGATGGACAGTGCTTTCAAACGAGTTGCACCACTAGAAGGCGAGCTAGAGACAAAACACCGATCATTCAATCAGTTTGTTGCTGGGGACATTCAGCATGCACTGTTTAGAGATTGGCCAGATCAAAACTTATAACACTTCAAGATGTACTTCGTACATCTGTTGTTTTCGCTATCGCTCAACAACTGATTGATTTCAAGAGCGAAGCGATTTAAGTACTCATCTAGATTAATTGGTCACACTTTGCCCTGCTCGGGCAAAGAAATTCTCATCTGAGTAGCTCAGTCACTAGCATTAGGGTGTTTGGCAGAGGCGGTTGTCCGGTACCTCCATCCCAGTTCTTGTTTACAACGGCGTTTGTATTGCTCAATGCTAGCTGGGCAATACAAAGTGTCATCCCACGATGACGTCTTTTAGCTCTACAATTCTTTTCAAACAACTAAATCGCGGCATTTGCGATCTTCATCCTTGCGGGTAGTAGTTGAGTGCTCGCTAGCAGCGGCGAGGCTTCGGTTCCCTGCGATCCTGGATCCAGGTTTCTTCTGTTCGGCACACGTGATTGACCTGTGCGAGTCGTAACTGCTTAAATTTTGTTGATTATATGACTACCATGAACACGCACTTGAATGTGCCCGTTGTAGTAATCAGTTGATTCTAAAACACGTCGGGAAAATTGTTCTCTTGCTTCGATGTAACTGCATTCGGCTTTGCTTTTACAATAATATAGGATTTCGCGGATGAATTTGTCTTTGCCTATCAGTTCCACATCTCGAGAAAGCTCTGGGCTGGAACCATAATAGTCTTGCCAATCACTGTCTACCTTGGTGCGGATTCGTTTTTTCTTTTTGTTGCCGTTTTTGAGTTTGACTGTTCGTTGAGTAGTTTTTGAGAACTTTGCTAGTTTTTTTCCTATATACATGCGGCCATTTGTGGTGTTTGTGATCAAATATACAAATCCCACACAATCTTCAGGCAGTATAGTTACTGGTTGATTTTGAAATGTCCAGGTCATGCATTGTAGTTACCTTGATGCTGCCTGTCTGTGATATTTTAAGATAATTCTATGTCTGTATTGTAGTTGGTAAATCCATTTTCTTTGACCACTTTGAGTATGTTCTCAACTCGTCCAGCTAACTCGTCTCGATGACTCACAAGCCAAACACTCTTGTGGCGCTCACGACTCATTTTCTTCAACAGACCCAGTGCATTTTCAACACCTACTGTATCTAGACCGTTGTCAATCAGTTCGTCAATAAACAGCAAGTTGATGGGGTGGTACAGGCTTTCCCACACATCACGAAATGCCCAGCTCATGCTCAAAATAAGTCTATTGCGTTCACCACGACTCAAGTTGTCAAAGTCCAGTTCACGACCCAATTCCTCAATGCTCACAGTCAAGTCATTTTGAAACTTCACTGTGTGTGGCAGGCCAATGCGATCTAGATAGTGTGTGAGTCGTTGATTTAGATAACTCAAGTTTTGATCAATGATTTTTTTACGAACAAAACTATCTTTTGAAGTCAACAGTTTGAGCAAGAAGTCTTGGTGTTCTTGTACCCGAACCAGTTCGTTGAGCGCATCATAGCTGACCACTTGCAAGGCCTGCTCCTGCATGTCTTTGATCTGTTCTTCATAGGGATCTTGTTCAGCATGCTTGTTGGTAATCTGTGTCAGCAAACTGCTGACTTCACTGGAGTGTTTGACAGCTTCGGCCTCAGTGTCATAGTGTGTGACTGGCATGGGAGGTACTGCGACATCTTCAAGTTCTGCCAACTGTTCAGCAAAAGGACTTGATTCAGCTTGTTTCAAATCCAAGGTCTGCTTTAAACTATTGAGTTCACTAGAATGACGAATGGCTTCTGCTTCAGTTTCATAGTGTGTCACTGGCCTGTCCCCTAGCGTGCCCAGAGCGGCCAGTGCGCTGGTGTACTCGACCCATTGTGTATTTGTAGCCAAAGCTTGCAGCGCTGCGTCTTGCAGAGCTTTTTCTTTTGCTGTCAACACTGACTCATGATTGGTGTCGTGAAAGTCTTGACCACAAGCGTAGCACTTGTGATTTTTTAGTTCTTCGACTTCGGCACGCAGTTTCTCAACCTGTTTGAGTTCTTTCTTTTCATCAGCTGCACATCTAGCAATCAGCTTTTCCAGTTCAGCAATGTCTCGAGACTTTTGATTGTGTGCTGTTAACGCAGTCCACGCAGCCAACTCTGTTTCAATGTTGATGCGATTTTTGTCTGAGTACGCACGTTCAGCAGACGCAACTTCTGTGTTGTGTTTTTGTTGCCATGCAGTTTGTCGAGCCACTAGAGCATCACGAGTTTCTTTGGCTTTTTTAAGTTGTGACCATGTGTTCAACGCACGATGTGCTTCGAGTTCAACTTCAATGTTGATCTTTGACAAATCATCATACTGTGTGACCAAGGCCAACAGATCGCTGTCATACTTGGTTTTCCACATGGTTTGCCGACGACGCAAGCTTTCAATCTGTTCTTCAATGCGCTTGTTGGCCTCTTGAACAGCACGAATGCGCATTTCTTCTTGAGTTATAGCTTCCTTGGTCTGTCGATTGAGCTCTTTGATTCGATCAGCACGTTCACTTAGCAGTGTGATACCCAGCAACTGTTCAATGATGGCTCGTTGTTCGTTGGCCTTTAGGCTGAGAAACGGTTCGGTATATGTGTTCAAAGCCAGCACATGTTTGAACATGTCATGACTCATGCCGATCACACGCTCGATAGCGTCTTGAGTTTCTCGGCTGTCACCTTGTGCATCATCAGTAGCACTTTTGTCTTCGTTGTTGACAAAGAAACGCAGCACATTGGGCTTGCGCCCACGTTCAATACGATATTCTTGACCATTGACACTAAAGTCCAGGCTGACCAACATGTGCTTGGCATTGGTCTTGTTTACCAGATTGTCTTTGCGAATGTTAGACAGTGCATTGCCATACAGGGCATAACTCAGCGCATTGATAATGGTGGTCTTGCCGGTGCCGTTGCGACTGCCGTCGCCGCCTAGGTCTAAATTCTCACCTAATACCAAAGTAAGATCACGACGATCAAAGTTAACGCCTTGCGTGGCATTGCCCACACTCATGAAGTTTCGAACAGTGAGATTTTTAATATTAATCATTTGTGTGTATGTAGTGTAGCACCATTGCCGCAAATACGCAAGCACAAGGGATGAGGTGCCGTTTCAATTTCTTGTTCAATATCTGGCAGTCCTTGTCGAGCTGTATTCAAAAAACAACACGGACTAAATGCTCCGTTTGCATTGAGATATACAGTTTTTTGTTCTATGTGTCTGCAATCAGTTTTGACAAGAGTAGTTCGATTTTTAATAATGTGATATGGATTGGTAGTTAAACTACGACTCCAAGGACGAAACTCAACAATTTCCCCAGTTCGGTAATGTCTTGCTTGTAAGTTTTCTCTGACACTGGTTACCAGTTTAAATTTCCTAAACCCTAGCTTTTGACTTAATTTCAAACAATCTTTGATTTGATGCTCATTATGAGCAAACGGTATGAACTGCCAGGTAGCATATCCGCCCGCCTGTATAAATGCTGAGGCATTTTCTATAACTTTGAAATAGTTACTACCTTGACGGTGTATTTCGTGAATACCTTCAAGACCATCGATCCCAAACCAAACATCATGATTGATATTTTTTAAAGAGTTGCCTAATGCAGCCCACCAGTCTTTATTTCTCAAAGACCCATGTGTATGAATTTGCACTTTGTTGCTGTGCTGTAATGCTAACTCTAAATGTTCAAGCACATTGCTTGCAGCAGCAAACTCTCCGTAGGTGCCGCAAAATTGTATAACTTCAAGATTGGGCAATTGTTCCAATGCTTTTTGAAAATTTTCAGTTGTTAGATCTTCAACTACTAGTCCGTCAATCAATCCAAACCCGTCTTTGTTTCTTTCACATGCTGGGCACCATAAATTACATTTGCTAGTATTTTCAACTTGCAACCATGCGATCTTGTCAAGAGTCATAGCGTTTGGTAGATCTTCAGCAGCAATTTGTTGTCGTAGAACTCAGACTCTATGTTGGTAAGCTGGTCGGTCACAATCTGATCCACTGATTCAAACTTGACATTGCCTGGCGCAAGATCTTCACCTACTCCAGAGGTCTTGTTGGGAACCAAGGCCATCTCTCTCAACTGGTATTGAGCCACAAAGTTGTCTTTGATGAACCCTGCTTCTTCGTATGAGATCTCAATGTCTAGGTTCACTCGAACATGCATCTTGGGCCGAAGAAGACTCGCAGCGTTGTCAATAAGGTTGGCAAGCCCGTAGACCCTGTAGGTTGGTTGAGCAGGCCAAGAATAAAACTCAGGCGCTCTTCCCCACTCCAATACAGTGAGTCCCCGCTCGTCGTCACCAGCATCTGCATAATTGTGAGGGAACGCATTACCAATGTAGGTGATGTTCTTTTTGGTCTGCCGCTTGTGGAAGTGTCCTGTGAATACATGTTCAAACCCTGCCAAATCTTCGCGTTGAATTTCGCCATGATCAGGCATCTCTACCATGGCATTCATCAAGTATCCAGGCAGTTCAAA